TTTTAACTAGAATAGGCATAATTCCATCATCTCTGGAATAATCAAAACCTTTTTTATGTTTTTTATTGTTTAACCAATCTTTCATCGCAGTAGCTTGCATATCAAAAGTATTATACCATTTTGTATTTATTTCTGGATAAGTCTTTTTTAATTGTTCCATGGTTAATTTCTTACCAGATTCTATGTAAGCTTCAAAAAATAGACGAGAACAATTTTCTTGTTTTTTTGTTTCAACTGCGTCTAGTGCCATTTAATACTCCTGTCGATTTATTGGAGTATTTATACTATTCAAAAAATGATTCTAAGGTAGATTTTTCTGTCTTTGGATATTCTGAATTGCCTTTACGAAACACCCATATTGGTTCAATGAATACATCTTTCAACTCTACCGCATTTGGTCTTGCCATCATACGCATACCTATCTTGCCGACATAAAAAGAGTCTTTAAATGACTTAAAATGATCGACCATGTCATCACATAGATTGAGTCGTTTAGACCCCTTGGTGCGCGGTTCTATGATGTTTATCATCATGTATCCATCGTGTTTGATTGTCTTCCAAACAGCCTCAGTTACCTTAAAGAAGAAGTCATATTTCCATCCTTTGAATGAATCATACCTTGCCCACGATTGATTCTCTGCCTTATCGGTATCTGTTGCATACTTCTCTGTTTCAAAGTATGGTGGAGAGGTAAAGTAGAAATCAAAAGTATCAATATACAAATCCCAATTCACATCTTCGGATGGTAAGTTCCATATCTTAACTGTTTTTAAACCAATGCATTCAAAATAATCTTTCGTTTCAATTAACTGTGGTTTTCCACCAATCATTGTTTCATAAGCTATACATTGTTTTTTATACACCTCAAATACATCAGGATTAGGATCACAACCAACGTACAACTTAGTTCCTGGTGTTCCATAGAAACCAGCAAGCCTATCACCCCAACCACAAGATGTATCTAATACATTTATTGCATTATGTTTTTCATATAATGCCTTTGCAACTGATGGTTTGAATTGTGTTGCTGTATATGTGCCGAGTCTAAAGGCTGAACGGAAAGAAGATTCATTTAAACCTTTATCCCCCATAACACCTGGACGCCAAAATGTCCAATTCATCTTGCTCAGCTTGTCTTTATTGTTCCATATGTCTGACGGTGCGGATGATGAATTCGATCCACACTTCATTCTATTTTTTTGTTGAAAATAATCACTTACTTTGTTGAAGAAATTAGATTTATCAATAACACCCAAAGGCATATCTGAATATTTGTATTTGTATTCATATCTTTCTTCAACAACATCAAAGTCTTTATATTGATCGTAATGCTGTCGGTGATAAAAATTTCTGAATGAGGTTTCTATCTCATGATATTCATATTCATTTGTTGGAAAAGGAATATTGTTTCGATGCACATATTCAGCCAAAGATTGACGAATATCATCTTTATCATATTGAGCTATAAACTCAAGCCAAGCAGAATTACTGATATTAGGAATGCCACGAGCATCACAGTTATCGGCAAAGTATTTTACTATTTCTTCTTTAATCATAAGGATATTTTATCTTCGAATTTGTAGCACTTCTTTAAAAATCTATTATACACTACCGGATCATTTTTTGCAAACAATTCTTGGTACTTTTCCGCAATACACGAAAAACTTAGTAGTCTAAGGTCTATTACTGCCTCTAGAGCATAGGCGTCAATCTCATCATAGTCACCGTAATATTCCATATCATTTTTCAATTCTTCATCAGCAACCGTGCTTCTGTATTTTCTACAGAATACCTTTCCTCTTTTACGAAATTGATAACGGTGTCTCTTCTCATGTACATAGGTCTTGAACATTTCATCAATGATTACTTTAGCACCACCATCGCAAATATTAAGTTTTAGGTTTCTATCATCTTCATTAAATACAATATACAATTCGATAGAGCTATCACCAAACTGTTTCATTGGATCAAAGAAACCACCAATCGTGTAACCACTTAATGCAGCATTAGACTCATCAATGATTCGGCTAACAGGTATGTTATGTTGTTTCATCATTTTACGAGCCCAATACATTATTTGTCCCATAGTTTTATCACCAACAAACTTTGGAGCAAATGAATGCATTTTCTTATAGAGGGCTTTATACTTCATTATATCTTAACACCTTCAAACTTGGAATTAAATCTACGTTCTCTGTTACCAAATGTGTTCAATGGCTTATCATCATCAGGTACACCAGTATCTACAATACCGGCCTGAGCGGATGGTTCTGCATCATACAACCGCATCTTGGATCTATCAACACCAACAACGAATCGTTTATACAGGTTTGGATCACCATAGCGATTCTTCAACTGTTTAACCATAATCTGATTCAACTGTTCAAGTTCTTCTGTACTAATCAAAGCAAACATAAAATCGGCCGTTGCAGGCAAACCAAATGACTCTGAAGTATCTTCTAGACCAACATCGGTGTTACTGAAACCACTACGAGTTGTTTGTGTGGCACTCACAACAGGCACAGCAAACTCTACAGCCAGACCTCTCAATTCTTCTGCAATGGATTTAATATAGGCATATGAATTGATACTTGCACCCATTTTAATCCTACTTGAGCAACAGATGTTAAGGTAATCAATAAAGATAATATCTGGTGTAAAATTCTTCTTCAGTTTTAACTCATTCAACAAAGAACGGAAATGTCCCGCATGAGCAGAAGCTGTTGGATATTCTTTGATGATTAGTTTACCTTGTGTCTTATCTTTCAGGACACCAAACTTACGCAGGTAATCTTCACGGGTCAATGTTTGTAATTCACTCAGGTCAACATTCAATAAGTTTGCATCAATACGTTCAGCAATTCTTTCTTCTGCCATTTCCATCGTGATATACAATACATTTTTACCTTGACTCAAAGCCGCAGCAGAGCAATGACACATGAATAAGGATTTACCAACACCAGTTCCAGCCAATGCAATGTTCAAGGTCTTGATTGGGAAACCACCCTTTGTAATCTTATTGAATAGGTCAAGGTCAAAACGAATGCGAGATTCAACACGATGATAAAAATCATACCGTGAATCAGAATCGTTTAAGTAATCATGACCAACAGAATTATCAAATGATACACCAAGTGCATCACTCAATAGTTTTGGAATTTCACCTTTAGATTTTGTGTGTGTTTTGTCATCAAGAATCGAAACAGATTCCATAATGGCGTTATATATGGATTTGTCTTGGCAAAACTTTTCTGTTTGCTCCGTTAACCATTGTTGTTCACTTGGATCTTTATCATCATGTATTTCATTTAGCAAAGTAATTGCATTACGGACTTCTGGTTCTGACAAATTACTTTCGGTGAAATTGATGACTAGAGCTTCATGTGTTGGTAGGGTTTTAAACTTACTTGTGAAATTATATATTGCTTTAAATACATTTCTTTCCGTTAAATCCGAAAAGTAATCTTGTTTAATGAATGGTATGACTTTACGAGCATACTCTTCACAATAAATCAGATTCTTCAGGATCGTGGTTTCCAATCTTTTCATTATCATCCCTAGTTAAAATTTCAGAAAGTACATCTCCCATTATTGTAACAAATTCCTCATCTTTTTGCAAGAGGTCTATGTCGTGTTTGCCTGAGTTAACTAATGTGAACCCAAACTCTAACGTGGCAAATTCACCTTGCTCTTTCACTCGGACTTTACCATAATGGTAGACTACACCAGAGTACTCACCTTTGAGTACCATAATGCCTGTAAGGTCAGAATTAGTGAAGTCTATAAATTTATAGTCCTCACCCTCCTTCGGCACTTTCTTTGTCTTGCGGCCGAAATTAAACATTACTCATCTTCCTCTTGTAATAATTGTGGTTCAGTTTCTTCTTCATCTTGTAACAAACTACCATATGCGATACTATATTTGTTCTTGATATGTTCTTTAAACTTTTCACTCTTTAGAATTGGATTCCAAAATTCAGAAGTTTGTGTTTTGTCAAATGACATCATGGCACCAACTTCACCTGTTTCTTGGTCAATCACAGCATAGCCAGTTGAACGACTATACTTACCAACAGAAACCATATTGGCTTCGGTTGCTAATTCTAATAGACCTGAGTACTTCTGAATACCACCATCAAATGTAACTAAGAATGGGAACTTTGACTTCTCTTTTACGAAACGAGATTTCTCAATATTAATTGTGAAATTGTAACCAAGCAATTCTTTATCACCTGATGTAGACTTCTCTTGTGCTTTACCAATAATGAAAACTTGGTTAGCAGAGTACATACCGCCAGTACCACCAGACATGACAGCCTTAGAGAACATCTCCATTGTTTGATAGGTATGATTGACCGCAATTAATGGCAGGTCTTTTATGGTCAAGTGTGGTGTAACAATACGCCACAATGATTTCATCACACGAGCTCTGGTCATATCGGCAACAGATTTACCATCTAGTGCATCTTCAACTTCTTTTTTAGATGCCAGATTACCAACAGAATCAATAAAAATAATCACTTTGTCGCCACGTTCAATTGCTTCAAGACGTTGTGAAATATCAAATTTCAATTGTTCAAGATGTTCGATTTGTAAATGGATAACACGGGTGGTATCGATACCATTTGTTTGAATATACTCTGGTGTGATACCAAATTCAGAATCATAGAATAGACAAACAGCATCTTTGTATTTGTCCATGTAGGCCTTAACAAGAACCAGACCTAGTAATGATTTGAAA